AAACCTGCAAGTTCCAAATGGCCAAAAAGAATTGGGCAACGTGTTTCATTAATAATCCTTAATGATTCTTCACGGTTCTCATCACAAATCCATGGTGTCAATAAAATATTAGTATTATTGAATGACCATGATACTGGTGTGTTATCCCACACTTTAAATGAAGGATATTGATGCACTACAAGTTCTTTCAATGAATTCACATTGTTCGTATTCTTATAGTAAGTATCATGATTGCCAGCAATGATATGAAAGTCTAAATCCCTTGAAGCAATTTTTTCAAGGAAATCTTCTCTCAATCTCTTAGCAGTGGCAATATTAATATATTTGCGGCGATCAACAAGATCACCAAGATGGACAATAGATTTGATAGAGTGTCTATCAATATACGGAAAAAAGATTTCATCAAGAAAATCCTTCATGTTGTTAAGCATAACAGGGGAGTCATTTTTAACTCCAAAAGTGGGTATCAGTTATAAGAGCAATACGTGTCACACTGAGTCTCCTTTCATTTTATATAACTAATGATTCATACGTTGTTTCTACCAATTCGTGAATAATTTGTTTTAGGACGGGTATCTTTAAAAACATTATTCTTTTGAGTATTACTATTATGCTTATTGATTGATGAGATACAATAGTCACGAATGGTCTCAAGCCTTACGAGATAATTCATTTTCTCATTTGGATGAGCGATAGGCGAATTAATTTTTTCAACAATATCTACCACACTTGGTGGAACCATATGTATATTATCATTATTCATAAAACTTCTCCACTCCAATTTTTTTATCTTTACGCTTTGTTGCTTTCTCTGATTGTTTTTTATCGTATGACTTGACAAGATTTTTCATATAATCATTATCCAAATTGACAGTCACATTTTTTTCATCACCTATAGATTGTTCAGCCAGCATACCTTCAAAGTAAAAATTCTCCAAAGTCTTCTGTTTGATATACAGATGTTTCTTCTCTTTGTCAATACGCCTTAAGAAAGCATACCAAATAATCTGCGTAAAATATGCAAATGGATTTGTTGATTTTTCAGGATTAAAATTATTTAAATAATTAACACAGTTCTCTAGTCCATCTGAAATCATTTCATCACGATACGTATAACTGATGAAGTTTGGTTTTAGAGAAAGACGAGTTGCAATTTTATAAAGACATTCGCCAATATAAGGAGGAATCCTTGGATGTTCTTCACCCTTTTCATCAGCTTCTGCACAATCACTTTTATATTGAATAATAGCTGTATAAAATTTCTTATTATCAATATAATGAATACTTACTTTTTTAACTTTTTCTTTACGAATTTCTTTTGCTAATTCTGGTACTTCTGGTACTTCTGTCATTTTTAAATACTCGCATTGTAAATTTTGTAATCAAAACTTTCACTATTGTATATATTTAGACGTTCCATAAAATGTAATAATGTAAAATTCATTTTTGTTTTATGTTTTAAATCATCTGCAATATCATATACTACTACAGATGATTTTTCTGTTCCTATACGTAGTCCACGACCAATTGATTGTAATGTTCTCACACGAGATTTGGTCGGAGAACTAAACACAACATTATGAAGATTGCGTATGTTAACACCAGTTGAGAATGTGCCGTAACTGGCAACAATGATAGCATTAGTTTCTTTTTCAACGATATGCCGTATTGCTTCACGTTCTTCTCCATCAATTCCTCCATGAATAAAAAATATAGGTCTATCTGGCTGTTTATCCTTCAACATATCAAATAACATCTTACCATGTTTTTCAACAAATTGAAAGAGAATAAGTGAGTTTCCTTCCAAAGAAAGTGACAAATTACGTAAAAATTTGTTTCTTGCTTGATGCCTTACAATAAAATCTACTTCATCTTGATATGACATGCTCTTGACGAGTTTTCTTTCCTCATCACTATATCCAAGAACAATTGCTTTAATTTTAAGATCAGCAACATGATTTTTTTCCATCAATTCAGCAGTCGTTGTTACTTTATATACAGGACCAAACAATCCTTCTAAAACCATTTTGTTTGTTTGCGAACCATCTAAAGTACCAGTAAACCCAAAACGATATTTACAATTGCCCATCTTCTCCATAATTGATGTAAGAGATTTGGCTTTGAATAAATGTGCCTCGTCTCCTATGGCCACATCAAACTGTTCGAAATAGCTTTTAGGCAACTTGTATATAGATTGCCATGTTGAGATGGTAATTGGTTTATCTGTCTGTTTATCTTGACCCTCATAAATTCTATGGACGAACTTATCGGATATAAAACCATAATCAGCAAAGTCAGAGGCAAGTTGACTAACCAAAGAAGTAGTTGGAACAATAATAAGAGTACGTGCATTATAATACCTCGTTAATAGATAGATAATTAATGATTTGCCGGAAGCAGTTGGTGATAAAAAAACGCCTCTGTCATACTTTATTGCATGACGAAAGGCGTTTATTTGATAATCACGAGGAGTCAATGTTAACTCACAGTCGTTTAAAAATTCTTTTACCTCTGAATCATTGAATGTAGTTAAGTTTGGTTTACAGTTATCATCATATTCAACATCATAATTTCTAGAAGATGCAAATTCTGATACTTCTTTAATTAAGCCAAAATATAACAAAGCAGTCATTGTATTATAAAGTTTTATTTTTCCATCCCAAAATTTATTGCGAACCGCAGGAATAAATTTAGCACCGGGTACTGTAAATGTAAAATTATCACAAAGTTCCTGTGCAACAGATGGTTCACATGTCACTCTAGCATAAACTTCATTTACTTTTGTAACGTATAACTTGTCACGCACCTACTTTAAATTTTTCAAATTCAATTGCATTTTTAATTTGAAATCCTCTATCTTTAATTGATTTAATAATTGATTCAAGTACATCTACTTTTTCTTGCTGCATAGCAATTCTCAAATTAATATTAATAATATCTTGATCAGCTTCTATATGCATAGGAACATCCGATTTCAATACATTTAATTGAAATGGTTGCCATCCATGTTCTTTTAAATCTTCTGGAGGCATTATACCACGATAATAATCATATTTCAACTTAATAAATTGTTTACGATCTTGTTCTAGTTTCTTCAAAAGCATATTTTCATCTGAGAAAATACGAAGATACTTGCTATGCATTTTAGGAAGCTTTAAACTTTCATTACCAAGTTCAGTACGATCAATATTACAATCTTCGTCCCACATATCATGAATATCATCAAGCTTCATAATAAAAATCCTATATTTTTGCTACCCTAAAAATTTTATATTTAAAACTAACTGTGTTGGTAACATAGTTCACATCCGAATCAGTTGAAGTGAAATTTATATCACTTAATGAAACCGGAAACAAGTCTTCAAATGAAACTATGATATTTGGATTCATATTACTATTTAAAATAGTAAGAGTGGCATCAGAGTATAACCCATCTTTTGAACCGGGACTTACAGATTGAAGAGTTTTATATTGACCAAAATTTTCTGGAAATCCAAGACCAACTAACCAATTATAAACTTCCAAATAATTTTGAAAATCTTCGTCTACTTTAAATGTAACTTGAAGATCGCCATAGTCTAATCTATTTCCGGCTATTTCAAGAACTTTAAATGGCGTTGGCGATTGGATAAATCCAAGTGCTAAGGAAGGAATATTAACGTCAGTGACAAAGAAATCCAAATTTGGAGCCCGTGCCAAAGTAAATTTAAATCCTAATGGAGAAAGAAAATTTATGTTATTTGGTTGAGTTGTTAAAAGAGGCATAGCATATAATCCTTGTTTATATGCTATTTATCTTCAATCAATCATCGAAATAATGACCTTTTCTATACCTATTTTCTTTGATGAATTCGTCGGCATAAGGACGATACATATAATATTGAAGAACTCTTGCCAACGCATTTGAGGTTTCTTCATTATCATACACATCTTGATATTCATAATCTTCAAGTGGACTTGACTTTGATACCAATCGAGCAATTTCTTCTTGACAAGAGATGTATGCCTTCTTCAAATCTTCAACAATAATCTTGCTTACAAGCTCGTCATCAATTTCCAGATTCATCTTCAATCTCCTGTTTCCAATAGCGGCAATAAAAATGCTTTCCACAAGCATCGATTTCTTTTTGAGGATATCCTTGTTCAACTAACCATTCAAGATTTCTGCCCTCTGCATCTTCTGTCAAAGGCTTAGGAAACCCATATTTCCAACCAGAAGGCGGGTCAATCATCATAACTTCCTTCTTCATAACAAACCTTTCTTTACGATAAAACTTGCCATCCCTTATAAGTTTCCATCCATGCTACTATACACTCTTCTTCGAGAATGTCAAGTGGCTCTGTTCGATCTGGTTGTCTTTCAATCCATTGTTCCCAATAAATATCGAGAACATCAAACTCTGTAATTTGAATAGTAACTTCTTCATTGTTACCATCAATTTCTTTGAAACAGTACGACCTATAACTCATTAGTAAACTTCATTCTGTTACGATCCTTTTCCATTCATCATTAATCTTCAACCAAAGATGTCCATCCTTGCCAACAGACATAGCAACCCTCGTTTCAGAGTCAAAGTTCATATCTGCTTCTACCTCCATGCCTTTACCAATAGTCAATTTGTTATTGAATTTATTGTCTAAAGATGATACGTAATGATTAACATATTCTTTTGGAATAGTGAATGATCCTCTTTCAAGAAGAGGCGCAAATGTAAATGGATCACGGGGCGTAACAAGCGGTGGAGTACTATGAGCAGTAAGTGTCATTAATGCTTTATCAGGAGCCATTGATGCTGGGGGAGCTTTTGCCATAGCCTCCGCAGCCATCAACATACCAACTGGAGCAGCTGGTAAAAAAGAAAAAAACTTACGCCTATCCATTTTACTTTACCACAGTCTTTGGTACAAGATTAATAAGTGCATCAATCATACCGGGAGTTACAACAATTGGCAATCCCTTGTTAGCCAAACCAGCACCAAGACCATTTTGAACATTGAGTTGTGCAATTGACTCAAGAGTACTCATAATAGATGCAAGTTTTTCTGCTTCAAACTTACGATTAATTGCAACTTGAATTTCCTTATCGAAAGTAAAAGTATCAGCCCATCCGACAAAATTAATAGTGATTCCAAGCTTACCAAAATAATCTTTAGCATTCTTCTCAATAGTATCCATCATTGGAATGTAGTCAGCATTGGCTTGATCGAATGTGCGACGACCAACTTCACCGCACACCATAGTCTGAATCTTCTTACGACCAACATCATCCATAATATCAGTCAGGCTACGCCCATAGTAAACAGAAGTGAAGATGACAACAGGATCAATAGACTTTCCAGAAGGAGGAATTACACCAAAGTTATAAAGAAACTTTGCAGCATTATCTTCCGATACAGAAGCACCAATAGAAACACCAGCTGTAATATTCAAACCTTCTTTAGTCTGACAAGGAAAAGACTCATCCCTTGAAGATGTTCCACGATGTGTACCAGCAACCCATTCACGGCTATAAGGTGTACGATCAACAATATAGAGACGACCAGTAGGAATATAGAAATCCCAACCAAGATATCCACCAGAGTTAGAAAGTTTCTGATGAGGAACTACGAAACGCTTCGATGCAATCTTGCGTTCATTGTAGTAAGACTCACTTTCAAATTGAGCCTGACTTTCCTTGTTAGCACCAACATCTGGAACCCAGAAAGCTGACTGATTAGGAAGGATAGTATATGCCTCAGTCTTATCTGTCGTATCAGCATATGCCCATGCTTGATCAGGGTTAATAAGGAAAAGTGCGATAGCAAAAGTAGATGCCGCAATAATCCACTGCTTCATTGGCTTAAACCAGATGACGGCAAGAGTAAAGAAAAGAATAGGTCCAAGCATAAAATTTACCCCATCAAAAAGAAAAAAAATGTACATGGACTTTACATATGCCATGTCACTGTTTGCAAACTGATCACCAGCTGTGCTACCCAAAATCAATGTTGAAATTGGATTATACAACTTAGTAATGAAACCATACACTACAAGAGATACGAATGTCAAGACAATACGAGCAATCATTCTGTTTCTTCCTCAATTTCTAGTGGACCAGAAAACCATGTTTCTGTATCATCGCAAACCCAACCTTCACCTTCAAGACCTTCATCATATTCTTCTTCATATGCTTCTTGAAGACGTTCTTGTTCTTCTTCATCCATGTCATCAGGAAATTCCCAATCAGACCAACAGCCATCTTCTTGCTCTTGATCAATCACATCACCAAGTTCATAGATATTTACTTCTTCATCATCTTCATCAATCTCTGGCTTCTCAGCATAGCGAGCATATCCCCAACGCCAACCAATGCTATAGATAATGGTTTTGCCATCTTTTGTCCAGAACTGTTTTTCAGTGATAGACTTCTTATACTTTGTTGAAACTTTCCATGTTGTCATTTTAAACTCCTAGTTTATCACGCTACTTCTTTTGTAATTTCATGTGTTTTTTTTCCTGTCGCAGAAAACCCATGTGTTTCTTCTAAAAATATTCTATAATCAACTGCTTCTTCAAATGTATCAAAAAATTTCCAATAACATTTTTTATTAGTTATTAATTGGGCTCTCCATTTTTTTCGTCTTGAATCAAACCACACACCAACAACACCACTTTTATTTTTTCTTGAAATAGAAATGTTTCTATTATTTTCAATTTGTGTTACTGATCTTAAATTTATAGGTCTATTATCTAAACCATTTCCATTAATATGATCAATATATATTGGTTCATATCCATAATATATTTTAAAAATTACTCTATGTGAATAAATCATTTTGTTTTTAAACATAATAATGTGGTATTGTTTATTTGTACCATTTTTTTTAAAATTATCTTTGATAGACCCAGCTTTTTTATTAGCTAATTTTGCATTCCACGTTACATGCGCTTTATGATTTGGAAAATATTTTCTATCACGTTCTTTCCAATAGAGAATGCCGTTTTCAATATCTAAT